AGTTTAGCGTCGAGGGCGACCAGCTTCTGACCAACGCGGAGGAGGCCAACATCCGGTATGTCGCCCGCGTGGAGGACGGATCGTTTTACCACCCCCTGTTTGTCCATGCGCTGGCCACCATGCTGGCCTCTCGTCTGGCAGGCCCGCTCACCGGAAGCCGCAACATGCCGCAAGAACTGCTGCAAGAATACGAAGCCATCACCGGCCCCAAGGCCCGCATGGCCGACGCCTTTGAGGAGCGTCTCCGGCGCAAGATGCCGTGGACGAACAGCGACCTTGTCGCCGCCCGCTACACCAAGTTCCCGTCCAGCCAATAGGTCATGGCCAACATCCTCGTCACCGCCCTCAATGCAGGCGAGTTGAGTCCCTACATGGACGCCCGCACGGACGTCGAAAAATACCGCAGCGGGTGCCGCACGCTGGAGAACATGATCGTCCTGCCCTACGGAGGCGTCTACCGCCGCGCTGGCACTGAGTATCTGGGCGAGGCCAAGAACGCCAGCCAGCGGTGCCGCTTGATTGGGTTCAACTTTTCCGTGACCACGACGTTTGTCTTGGAGTTGGGCCACCAATACATCCGCTTCTGGACGGGCGGCGCTCCGGTCTTGAGCGGCGGCAATCCCTACGAGATCAGCAGCCCTTACCAAGAAAGCGAACTGCGCGAACTGCAATACGCACAGGTCAACGATGTCATGTACATCGTCCACCCCAACCACGCGCCGCGCAAGTTGTCACGCATTGCCAACAACAACTGGACACTTTCCACGATCAGCTTCAAGTATCCTCCGGTTCTCGACCAGAACACCGGCACCGCCACCATTGCCTCCAGCGCCAGCAACGGCACCGCCACGCTGACGGCCAGCGCGTCCACCTTTCTGGCCGGTCATGTGGGTAGCCAGTGGGCTATCCAATGGCCACGCAACAGCAGCAGCTTGGAGCGGGCCATCAACGCCAACGGCACCACCAGCGGCACACTGGACATCCAAGGCACTTGGACGTTGACCACCGTCGGCATCTGGAAAGGCACCGTGCGCCTCCTGCGCGTTCCGCAAGAAAAAATGGATTCCAACGGTGGGCGCGATTTGACATCCTTGGCTCGTTCGACCACCACCGCCACCGCCACCCGAACGGCGCACGGCTACGCCACAGGCGACGAAGTCTTCATACCTTCAACCGTGGCCGCGCCCTTTGCTGGAACCTACACCATCACCGTCACCGGAGCCGACACCTACACCTTTACCGTGGCCAACAGTGGAGCCGCGTCGGCCAGCGATGCTCCGGTGCAAAACCTTTCCAAGATGGAAGTGGTGCGCGAGTTCAAGTGCGGCGACGAGCCGCGCAACTTTGTTGCCACCGGCACCGAGGACGAGCGCGTCGGACTCAAGCTGGAGGTGGCCGATGTATCGATTAACAATACCGCCTCGACCATTACCCGCACCGAGTTCACTTGCAGCGTGACCTCGACCGGACATGGTTACCAGACCGGCGACCAGATCCAGATCCCGCTGGCGCAGGCCGAGGCTCCCATCGGATCGCCCAACCCGCGCTCGATCACAGTCATCGACGCCAATACCTACACCTACACTTCGGAAAACCCGCAGCCGACCGCGTGGGCTACCGGAGTGACCTATCCCGAAGGGGTCTATGTGACCAATGGCGGCACCGTCTACTACTGCCTTGTCACTCATGTGGCTGGAGGAGTCTTTGCCACCGACCTCGCGGCCAACAAGTGGGTCGCGCAAAACCCGATCACCACCAAGAGCAACGTGACGGTGACCAACTTGACCAAGAACCAAGCCCGCGTCTTTTTAGAATCCACCGACTTCAACTCCGGCGGCGTGGTCACAATCAACAGCGTGGCCAGCGGCACCAGCGCCGGAGCCACGGTCAACAAGTGGCTGGGCAAGACCATCACCGGCACGACCCAGTGGAGCGAGGCGGCGTTTTCCGCGGTGCGCGGCTACCCGCGGGCCGTCTGCCTGCACGAGCAGCGCCTGTGCTTTGGCGGAACCGCCCACCAACCGACCACTGTCTGGTGCAGCAAGGTGGACGACTTTGAAAACTTTCAAACCGGCAGCAGCGCCGACAGCGGCATCGCGCTGACCCTTGCCGCCGACGAGGCCAACCGCATCAACTGGCTCTTTAGCCAGAGCAAGCTGATGGTTGGCACCAGTGGTGACGAGTGGGTCTTGGGTAGTGCGCTGGATTCCGAAGCCTTTTCCGCGACCAACCTCATTGCCCGCCGCCAGAGCGGCTACGGATCGAAATACATCCGCGCCATCCTGCTCAACGACGTCCTGCTCTTTGTCCAGCGCCGCGGGCGCAAGCTGCGCGAACTGACCTACAACTTTGAGCGCGACGGATGGGTTGCGCCGGATTTGACCGTGCTTTCGGAACACATCACCGAAAGCGAAATTGTCGAACTGGCCTTCCAGCAGCAGCCGGACGCCACCTTTTGGGCGGTGCGGGGCGACGGCAAGCTGATCGGCATGAGCTACGAGCGCGACCAGAACGTCGTCGCGTGGCACCGCCACTCGACCGAGGGCGACATTGAATCAGTTGCCACGATCTATGGGGCCAGCGGGGCCGACGACGAGGTCTGGCTGACGGTGCGCCGCACCATCGGGGGCCAAACCAAACGCTTTATCGAGCGCCTGCGACCCGACGCCCGCGCCACCTTTGACGCCCAGACCAAGACCGACTGGTGGTATCTGGACTGTGCCAAACGCTACTCCGGCACCGCCACAGCCACCATCACCGGACTCGCGCACCTTGAGGGCAAAACCGTGGGCGTCTTGGCCGACGGGGCCGTCCAACCCGACGCGGTCGTCGCCAGCGGACAGATCACCTTGGCCAAGCCTGCCACCAAGGTGCTGGTGGGCCTGCCCTACACCTCGACTATTTTGCCGATGAAGTTCGACTTTGATCTGCGCGACGGCCCGACCCGCGGACGCAAGAAGCGCATCAACCGCGTGGAGGTCAGCCTCTTCAAGTCCTTGGGCGGCGAAGCCAGCACCGACGGACAGCAGTGGCTCTGGATTTACCCGCGGGACTTCGATGACCCGATGGACGCCAGCCCGCCGCCCTTCTCCGGCGATGCCGAGGTCGTCGTCGCGGGCGACTACTCCGACGACAGCGACCTCTACCTCCGTCAGCGCCTACCTTACCCCATGACCGTCCGCGCCCTTGTCGTAAAGCTCGACGCATACGGGGATTGACATTAGTGTGTTTTGACTAAACCCATGAGCAACGCCCTTCTTCAGCTTCGCATGTATGATCCGGCCAAAGACTATGACATGGTCGCCGGATGGTGGAAGGGACACGGTTGGGACGCGGTGCCGCCGTTTTTCCTGCCCAAGCTGGGCGTCATTGCCTGCTGGGCCGAGGGCGAAAAGACCGAGGACACCGCCGCCGCTTGGCTCTACATGGACAACTCCGCTCCGGTCTGCTGGCTGGAATACATGGTCAGCAATCCCGAAGCCAACGCGGGACGCGCCGTCAAGGCGCTGCGTCACTTGGATACCTTTTTGACCGGCGAGGCCAAAGCCACCGGATATGCCGTCATGCTGACCACATGCAGACAAGATTCGTTGGTCAAGTTCCACCAAAAGAACGGCTTTACCAAAGCCGACACCGGCATGACCCACATGGTCAAGGTGCTGTAGCCATGTATCACGAACTGCCACACCATCTTCGCGCCGGAGTGCTGACTTTTGGTACTCCGCTGGAAACGCATTCCGCTTGCCACTATGTCGGCACCACTGCCGCGGTCATTATGGCCAGCACCGCCATTGCCGCCACCTTGGCCTCCGCGGGCGTCTCGTACTACGGACAGCAGCAGCAAGCCGCCGCCGCCGAGCGCATGGCCAACTACAACTTTGCCGTCCAAAAGCAGCAGATGGAAATGCAGGCCACGATGGCCCGCATGCAGGCCGAACAGCAGGAGCAGGCTGGAGTACAAAACGCCTCGCTCATGGAAAACGAAGCGGCCCGCGTGGAACTGGAGGCCCGCGAACGCGCCAAGCGCATGCGAACCGAAAACGAACGCATGCTGGGGGCGCAACGCGCCGCCTTTGGCAAGGCCGGTGTGACCAGCGAAGGGTCGCCGCTCACTATCATGGCCGAAAGCGCCGGACTGATGGAACTGGCCGTCAGCGATGAACTCTACAAGTCGAACATGGAGCGCCAAGGATTCCTGCGTAAGGCCGAGGTCGAGCGCTGGCAAACCGGCTACTCACTGATCGACAAGGCGACCGCCGACTACAACTACGCTTCGTCCCGTTTCCGCGCCATGCCAATCCTCTTGGAGGGCCAGAACACGGCGAGCGCCTTGCGCGTCAATAGCTACGGGTCGCTCATCTCCGGCGTTTCGCAAGCGGCGAGCATTGGCAGCAACTTTAACTTTGGCGGGGGTAAACGGAACCCAGCGGGCTACAATAATTTTGATTACGGGTCTGGCACAGGAGCTTAAAAAATGGCCAACATCCCGCTCGTCCAAATCCCCAACGCTCCTGCGACCGGCTCAACCGCCGTGCCTCTGCCGGTAGGGGCCATCCGCACGCCGGACGTCGAACTGATGGGCATGATCGACGACGCGAGCTACATGGCGGTGGGCCGCGCCTACGAGAATCTGGGCAACGCCGGTCAGCAAGCGGCCAATGTGCTGGGCGACTTTTCGCTGTCAATGGCCCGTGCCAGCGACGAGGCTAACCTTGCCGCCGCCGACCGGATTAAGACGGACATGGTTTCCAAGTTCGACGCCGAAGTCGCCACCAAGCCGGAAAGCGAATGGAACAGCATCTGGGAAAACGCCTATGCGCCCAAGCTGCGCGACCAAGTGTCGTCCCTCAAGATGACCACCCGCGACGGGCTGAACCGGCGCGACGTCTGGCTGGCCAACACCGAGAACGCGGTGAAGGCGGAAGTTTTTACCAATGCCAACAAAGCTATCGTCGAGCGCGGCAAAAAGGAGATCGCCAACTACATCGACCGCGCCGTTTTTGAGGGCCGCTACGAGGATGCGATGGCCGGATACAAACGCGGGGCCACCGCGGGCTTTTGGACGCCGGAGGACGCCGAGGCGGGCATGATCAAAATCGAGGAGGAGCAGAAGGTTTCCACCATGACTCAAGCCATCCAGCAAAACCCAGCTTATTGGCGCAAACGATTGGCTACTTATCAAAAAGAGGGCAAGAACCCCGACAAGCTGCGACCCGAACAGGTGCTGCAATTCCGCCGCATGGCCGAGGGAACCCACGCCCAGCTTCTCGACGACCTCAACAACCAGATGCTCACCCGTCTGGAAACCGAGAGCGCCGCCATCACGAACGAAGACATCGAAAAGTTTTACACTCGTCCCGACATCGATGCGCCGCGGGAACTCATCAACAAGATGAAGGAATACCGCGGCTTCAAGTATGCCGACACGCCGGAAGGGCAAGCCGAGCAGGCCACGAAGTTCAGCGACCTCTGGCAGAAAATTTTTTCCTACAACGCGGAGAAGGACATCAGCATGGCTGATCCCGACACGCACAAGCGCGAATACCAGCGCCTCATCAGCGAGATCGTGACGACCGCGCCGGAAGGCCAGCGCAAGCCTTTCATGGACACGCTCGACGGCATGGTATCGAAAGCCAACCAAGGGCAGAAATCGCGCACCGACGAGATCACCAGAAACCTCATCAACCAAACCAGCAAGTTGGCCGAGTGGGGTCAATTTGGAGACGCGGGCAAATGGAAGAAGGAGCAGCGCGGCGACCTCACTGTGACCAAGCCGCAGGACATCAATGCGTGGCTCAACGTGCAGACCAAACGTGAGAAGGCCATCAACGAGATCCGCAGCATGATGCGCGAAAATCCTGACCTCACCATTGAACAAGCGCAGGAGCGATTCAAAGGCATCGTCGAGCCATACCTTGATCCGGCGGCTTCGTTTATGAACAAGCCCGAAGAGGAGGATCCTTGGTGGAAGGCCATCATGGACGTCGCCACTTGGGCCGACTTCGCCATGAACCCGACGGCCAAGAACCCAAATTTAATGACCGCCGGTTTTAATTTTGGAGCGGGCAGCACCGCCGCACAACCGCTCAAGCGCCAATCCGGCGTGAATCCGAGCGTCTACACCCTTTGGGATTCCGTCACTTCGCAATACCCGTCAGTGGCCAACTGGGGAATCTGGGGGGACAAGGCCCATCAAATGCGGAAAAGCGACCACAACACCGGAGACGCTATTGACATCGCCACTGGCGATAACAACGGACAAGAAGTGGCCGACTACATTGTCTCACAGGCGCAGTCCAACAACGTCAAATACCTCATTCACAACCGCCGCATCTGGAAGCCCTCAACGGGTTGGCAACCTTACAAGGGTAGCCACGCTCACGATGAACACGTTCATGTGAGTTTTGTCCGCGGATCGTCGCCGCAACCAATGCTGGCCGACTCCGAGTAGCATGAGTATTTCCTTCGCCGCCACCCCGCAGTCCAAGGAAGCCCAGCAGGCGCGGACTTACAC